AGGGGGACCTGTGGCATCTGGGATCGCACCGGCTGATCTGCGGCGACAGCACGTCGGCCGATGTGATCGGGCGCCTGCTGGGCGACGTGAAACCTCAGCTGATGGTGACGGATCCGCCCTATGGCGTCGCGTATGATCCCGGCTGGCGCAACGCGACGGGTGCGGCGAAGACCAAACGGACCGGCAAGGTGCTGAACGACGACCGCGCTGACTGGCGCGAGGCCTGGGCGTTGTTTCCGGGCGATGTCGCCTATGTCTGGCATGGTGCGCTGCATGCCGGAGAGGTAGCCGACAGCCTGACCGCGTCGGGCTTCGCCATCCGGTCGCAGATCATCTGGGCGAAGGACCGGCTGGTGCTGAGCCGCGGCGATTACCACTGGCAGCACGAACCCTGCTGGTACGCGGTGCGCGCAAAGGGAAAGGGGCATTGGGCCGGGGATCGCAAGCAGACCACGCTGTGGCAGATCGCCAGCCGCGATCAGGATGCCGAGACCGTGCACGGCACGCAGAAGCCCGTGGAATGCATGCGTCGCCCCATCCTGAACAACTCGGCCGCCGGTCAGCCGGTGTACGAGCCTTTCATGGGATCCGGCACCACGCTGATCGCAGCGGAAACCACGGGGCGCGTCTGCTACGGCATCGAGTTGAACCCGGCCTATGTCGATGTGGCCATCGAACGGTGGCAAGCCTTCACCGGCGAGGACGCGGTTCTGGCCGAGACCGGCGAGACATTTGGCACACTGAAGGCAAGGAGGCTGGCGGCATGACCCAGTCCCGCGGCATGTCGCTTATTGAGGCGGTCACCAATGTCGTTGTGGGCTATGCCGCTGGCCGTCATGACGCAGATCGTGGTGTTCCCGTCGTTCGATCTTCGCCCAAGCCTCGGCGAGAACCTGACGCTGGGCGGGGTATTCACCGGCATATCGCTCCTGCGAAGTTACGCACTGCGCAGACTGTTCGAAGCCGCGCAAAGGCGATAGCATGCGTCAGCTGTGCGGGACGGAGCCGACCTCAGGGTCTGAGGCTCGAAAGGTAGCGATAATCCGCTTGCTCAGAGCCGCGTGATTTTGTGGAATGGATTATGTGTGTTTATGTTTAATTTCAGTCAAGTCTATTAAACTATGAAGGAGAGTGAAATGAGAGTGTGGATTACCGGACTGGCTATGGCGTCATTACTCGTGATGGCGGGATGCGATACTATGTCTCCCGGGGCGCGCACTGTGGCGGGCGCAGCAGGTGGAGCTGCAGCAGGACTGATTACGGCTGAAGTACTTGACGCGGATGACGACTGGCGCTTAATCGCCGCACTTGGTGGTGCGGCCGCAGGTACGGTGGTGGCACAAAACAGGCAAAACAACATGTGTGCCTATTCACGTGGAGATGGAACATATTACAAGGCGCCTTGCCGATAAGGCACTTACTTATGGGTATTTGCCCCCTTCGACTGAGAGCAGCCCAAGCCGACTAATCCAAGCCAATTGTCAGCGCATGGTCGACTTGGGCTTCATCAGATTAAAACATCAGAAAACCGATTGCCGCTCAGGGTATCCAATCCCGATGTCGATCTTGTTCGCAACCCAGTAAAAGGCTCTTGGTACCTCGATGCGGCTACGACGAACGAACGCTTTGAGCGCTGCGGTGCTGCGCTGATGTCGGGTCAGGCAGGGCAATCACTTTGCTGCAGGAACGACGGCCGCAATTATAATCCGGCCGCATCGGGCTCCAAGCCGTCAACTGACCCTTTTGATCGGACTTGGCGGATTCCCAATCAGCCTAACCGGCGGCAGCGTGGGATCGTGTCACGCGATACGATGCACCGTTCCTCGTCCTTGTTCCTTCGCTGAAATGATCGCGAGACCCAGCTTCTTCTTGAGTCCGCCCGAGATCATGCCTCTCGCTGAATGCGGCGCCCATCCCGTCACCTCGACGATCTCACCAATGGACGCCCCCTCGGGCCGCTGAAGCAGCGCGATGATTTCGGCCTGTTTCGTGCCCGCCCGGACGGCGACGGGTTTCGGGGCATCGGTCGATTGGGGCGTCGGCGCGGGATCCGGCTTGGTCTTGCGTGGATTGGGCACCGTGCTGGCCACGACCGGCTCGATCCCGATCGCTTCGAGCCCGGCCTCGGTGGCGACGAGGGTGGTGCCATGACCATCGCCGGTCTCGCGCCAGAGCGGATCACCGCGGCGCAGATCGGCCTCGACCTCTTGGAGCCAGCCGCGCGAGATCATCGCGGCCACGGCCTTCTTCGCGGCGGCCCCGTGCAGCCCGTCGGGCAGTGGCATGGCCAGATTACCGGGGCGGGTGGCCGCGCGGCTGAGGATGATGGTCTGGGTGTCGGTGAGTTTTGGCAAGGGAGCCTCCGGTGCTGACAGGGCCGCGCGGGATTGCGCGGCCTCCTACCGGGTGAAGCCCGCCAGCCGGCGAGCCGCACCCTTCTCCGGGGATTGGGCAAGCTAGCGGGCGTATTCGCCCTCGCCGAAGACGCTGTCGGCACGGTACAGTTCAGATCAGCGCCATTCCGACCAGCACGGTGCTGGCGGCGGCCAGCTGAGTGGTGGGTAGCTCGATCTTGAGATGCGAGATCACGTCCGACGCCTCGGCGCGGATTCCGGCTTCGCGTAACGCCGCCTCGATGGCTCCGGCGACGGCGTCGGGGTTCTTGCTCTCAAACCGGGCGGGCAGCGTGTCGTGATCGATGCGGATGGTGGTGATGGCAGTCATGCGGTGTCTCCGTCCTTCTGTTCGAGCATGGCGAGGATCGCGCAGGCCATCCCGCCGAGGAATTCGCTGCGGCGGAAGACGATCTCGTCGATGTCGTTTGCCGTGGTGATCGCGGGATCGACCGCGAGGTCCTCCGCCATGTGCGGCAGCAGGCGGGCGACCTCGGTGTTGTAGCGTCGGGCAATAGTCATGGGCGTGTCTCCGATCAGGCTGTGTTGTCCTGATCCGAGAATCGCTCCGATCCGGAACGTAATCAACTGAATTAGACGATCTTAACCGTTTATATTCAATGCCCTAAGGGAGTGCATGGGGTCGTGGAAGGTCTCTCTGAGCGTGCCTATGCCGCCCGGTCCGGGCTGTCGCGCGGGGCCGTGCAGAAAGCGCGCAAGACGGGGCGGCTGGTGCTTTACCCGGATGGCTCGATCAACGCGGCCGCCTCGGATGCGCGGCGGGCAGAGACGACCGATCCTGACCAGCAGCACCGGTCCGCCGGTGGCCTCAGTAGTGGCGACACGGCCGGCGCGGTCTCCGGTCCCGGCGACAGCGCTTCCTATCTGAAGGCCAGCACCGCGCTGACCGTCTACCAGGCGCAGGAGCGTCAGCTGTCGATCCAGCGCAAGAAGGGCGTTCTGGTCGACCGCGCCCGCGCCGAGACGCTTGTGTTCCGCCTCGCGCGGCAGGAGCGCGATGTCTGGGTGACCTGGCCCACGCGCGTGGCGGCCTTGATGGCCGCGCAACTGGCCGCAGAGATGGAGGCCGCATCGGGGGAGGCCGTAACGATCGAGACGGCGATCCTGCAGAGGGTGCTGGAAGCGCATGTCCGAGAGCAGCTCACCGCCCTCGCAGACCTCCGGGTCTCGCTTGAATGATGAGGATGATGACCATGGCCTGACCGACAGCGACCTGACCGCCGACCTCGATCTCGGGTTCGACGGGTCAGAGGACATCCTGCGCGCCTGGTGCCGGGGCGTTCGCCCCGATCCGGATCTGACCGTGTCGGGATGGGCGGATGCACATCGCTGGCTGTCGTCGCGTGCCTCGGCCGAGCCGGGCCGGTACCGCACCGCGCGCACGCCCTATCTGCGCGCGATCATGGATGCGCTGTCACCCGGGCATCCGGCGCAGCGGATCTCGTTCATGAAAGCCGCGCAGGTCGGCGCGACGGAAGCCGGCAACAACTGGATCGGGTTCGTGATCCACCACGCGCCGGGGCCGATGCTGGCGGTGCTGCCGACAGTCGAGATGGCCAAGCGCAGCTCGCGCGGCCGGATCGATCCGCTGATCGAGGACAGCGCGGCGCTGAAGGAGCGAGTCAGGCCCGCGCGCTCGCGGGACGCCGGCAATTCGATGCTGTCCAAGGAGTTCCCGGGCGGCATCCTGGTGCTCACGGGGGCCAACTCGGCCACCGGCCTGCGCTCCATGCCGGCGCGCTACGTGTTTCTCGACGAGGTCGACGCCTATCCGGCCTCGGCCGACGAGGAAGGCGACCCGGTCACGCTGGCCGAAGCCCGCACCACCACCTTCGCGCATCGGCGCAAGGTGTTCATGGTCTCGACGCCGACCATCCGCGGGCTGAGCCGGATCGAGCGTGAGTTCGAGGCCAGTGATCAGCGGCGGTATTTCGTGCCCTGCCCGCATTGCGGGGCGATGCAGTGGTTGCAGTTCGAACATCTGCGCTGGGCAAAGGACCAGCCGGAGACCGCAGCCTACCACTGCGAGGGCTGCGCGCGCCCCATTGCCGAGCATCACAAGACAGCGATGCTGGAACGGGGCGAGTGGCGCGCGACAGCCGTGCCAACCGATCCCACCGCCATCGGCTTTCACCTCTCGGCGCTCTACTCGCCGATCGGCTGGAAAAGCTGGGCGCAGATCGCCCGCGACTGGCTGGCAGCCCAGGGCTCCGACGAGATGCTGCGCGCGGCGCGCAATACGCTGCTGGGGGAGACATGGGTCGAGAGCGGCGAGGCCCCGGACTGGCAGCGGCTGGCCGACCGGCGCGAGACCTATCCGGCGCAGATCCCGGAACAGGGTCTGTTCCTCACCGCCGGGGCGGATGTGCAGAAGGACCGGATCGAGATCGATGTCTGGGCCTGGGGTCGCGGGCTGGAAAGCTGGCTCGTGGATCACATCGTGATTCCGGGTGGCCCGGACGATCCCGCCTGCTGGGAGGCGCTGACCGCGCTGCTGGGCCGGACATGGGTGCATGAGAAGGGGGCTGTCATGACGCTGGCCAAGCTCGCCATCGATACCGGCTACGAATCCGCTGCCGTTCATGCCTGGGCGCGCCAGCAGGGCACGGCGCAGGTGGCCCCGGTCAAGGGGCTCGAGGGCTTCAACCGCGCAACGCCGGTCTCGGGGCCGACCTTCGTCGATGCCACGGTAAACGGGCGCAAACTCAAGCGCGGGGCCCGGCTCTGGAGCGTGGCCACCGCCACCTTCAAGGCCGAGACCTATCGCTATCTGCGGCTGGAGCGGCCGTCCGATGAGGCGCGTGCCCGTGGTTCGGCACATGCAGCAGGCACGATCCACCTGCCGGACTGGGCCGACAGCGAATGGCTGAAACAGCTGGTCGCCGAGCAACTGGTCACCATCCGCAACAAGCGCGGTTATGCCCGGCAGGAATGGCAGAAGATGCGCGAGCGCAACGAGGCGCTCGATACCCGCATCTATGCAAGGGCCGCGGCGTGGATCCTCGGCGCCGACCGGTTCGATGCGCGGATGTGGCAGAGCCTCGAGAAACAGGCCGGGGTGGAGAGCAAAGCTGACGCCGAGCAGGAGACTGCACCCGAGACACCCACCGAGCCTCAGGCGGGGCGCGTGACCACGCCACGGCGACGCGGCTGGCGGGTGAGCACGCCAAAATACATGGAATGAGCATGACCCTCGACGATCTCAAACGCCACCACGGCGCGCTGCTGGCCGCGCGCTACAGCGGCACGCGCAGCGTGAGCTATGACGGCAAGACCGTCACCTATGGATCCGATGCGGAACTGGCCGCGGCCATCGCGGATATCGAGCGGCGGATCGCGTCGCTGGACCGCACCGGCCGTCGTATCCTGCGCCCTCATGCGACAAAGGATCTGTGATGACCGCGATGAACTGGCGGCAACGCCTCGGCGCCTTCATCGGCGGGTTCGACGCGGGCCAGCACCACCGCCGTCTGCGCGGGTTCCGCGCGACGCGCGCGCATGTCAACGCGCTGATCGCAGCCAGTGGTCCTGACATCACCGCCCGGGCGCGCTGGCTCGTGCGCAACAATGGCTATGCGGTGAACGCGGTGGAAAGCTGGGCGGCCAATACCGCCGGCGACGGGATCAAGCCGATCTCGAAGATCGCAGACCCTGCGCGCAAGGAAGAGCTGCAGCGGCTGTGGCTGGCCTGGACAGACGAGGCCGATGCCGAGGGGCTGACCGACTTCTACGGGCTGCAGCGTCGCGCTGCGCGCGAGGTCTTCATCGCGGGCGAGGTGTTCTTCCGCATCCGGCCGCGGCGCACGGGCGACGGGCTGTCGGTGCCGCTGCAGCTGCAGATGCTGCCCGCCGAGATGCTGCCACTGGAGCAGAGCGGCACCGCGGCGAATGGCAACGCAATCCGTCAGGGCATCGAGTTCGACCGGATCGGGCGACGTGTCGCCTATCACTTCCTGCGCCGTCATCCGGGCGACAGCACGGAGCCGGGCCTTGCCGGTGAGATCACGCGGGTGCCGGCCTCCGAGGTGATCCATGTGATCGACCCGGTCGAGGGCGGCCAGCTGCGCGGGGTCTCGAAACTGGCCCCCGCCATCGTGAAGCTGTTCCTGCTCGATCAGTATGACGATGCCGAGCTCGACCGGAAGAAGGTCGCGGCGATGTATGCGATGTTCGTCACCTCGCCGGCCCCGGAAAACCCGCTGGCCCCGCCCGGCGACGACGACGACCCGGGCGGCGTCGAGATCAGCCCCGGCCAGGTGGTCCGGCTCGATCCGGGCGAGGATGTCACGGTGGGCCAGCCCGCCGACAGCGGCGCCACCTACGAGCCGTTCCAGTACCGCACGCTGCTGCAGATCTCGGCGGCACTGGGCATTCCCTATCCGTATCTGACCAATGACATGGTGAAGGGCAACTTCTCGAACTCGCGCCTGGCGCTCATAGAGTTCCGCCGCCGCGTCTCGGCCTGGCAGCATTCGGTGATGGTGTATCAGCTCTGCCGCCCGGTCTATGCGCGCTGGATGGATGCGGCGGTGCTGTCGGGGGCGCTTTCGCTGCCGGGCTACGAGGCCAACCGGTCCCGGCTGCTCACCGCCGACTGGCTGCCCACCAAATGGGACTGGGTCGATCCCCTGAAGGACGCCAATGCCGAGATCGCCCAGATCGAGGCGGGTCTCAAATCCCGCACACAGGCCATCGCCGAGCGCGGCTTTGACGCCGAACAGGTCGACCGCGAGATCGCCGCCGAGCACGCCCGCGAGCGTGCGCTCGGCCTCGACTTTCGCCGCCCCGGCTCGCCGGCGCAGGGCGCGGCGGACTTGCCGGGCGAGACCGATGAGGCCGAAAGGACCAGCGACGATGATGATGACGACACCGCGGAGAACAGTCCGCGCCCAGACGAGGACCAGCCCTGAT